AAGTCGCGTATCGCGGGATAGGAGGCGTCAATTCCCTTGCCCTCTCTAAACCACAGCTTCCTTGGATAGAAGGAGGTAAGGTCGGTATCTGCCGTTAGGAGACTCCAATTTACTTCCAATTGTGGGCCGGAAATACAGGCTGCGTTGTCAAGAACCATTCTTGCTCCTGCTGCTATCGCAATTTGCGAGTGCCTCATGATTCTGGCAAGCCCTTCGCCGAAGATACTTGTTTCGTCCTTTTCGTAATAGAAAACCTTATACTCATCGAGCGCCTTCTCGTACAGCTTCGCTTTTATAATCACATTGCCAAGGAGCCAGATATTCGCCGCGTATTCGAGCTCGACATCATCGATCTCAATCCCGCAGGCTGCGAGGTCGCTTCCGTCAACATATCCCCAGAATTCAAGACCCTCGTATTTCTTACCCATCTGTCTGTAAGAAGTGCGATTATTGCCATCCGCTGTCATTGAGTCAGACGAGCCTGCCACTGCCGTGGAGATGCTGCTTCCGGATTTTCCCGTCCCTGCCTCGACATCGATGACTTGAAGGTCTACCTCCCAGTTGTGCGGGACATAGTTTCCTTCCGGATTATCTCTGATAAACTTCGTAATAAGGTCTCCGTAGAAGTCCTCACGTTTGGCAAGCTGTCGGAGGTCATGCTTTGTCAGGATGTGCCGCTCAAACGAGCCTTCCATCTTGTCTGCCTCCACAACGGACATATCCGGGAACCAGTCCCACAATCGAACAAACCTTAAGTCAGGGCTGTCAACACTGCCGACCTTTTCCTCATAATCGCCGCCCTTTGTCGGAGCCCAACTCCTCTTGTTTTTCTTGAGAATTAAAGGGCCTTTCATGATACCTGTGCCGTATGATAGCCCAGAGCGCAGAACCTTCTTCGTCTCTTCGGAATAATCCATCTCGGTGAACTGGTCGTCAATCTCAGAAGACATCTTCGCGCAGGTCTCTTTTACATACTTCTGTATCGCCATCGAAAGGTCTTCTTCGGTAGGAATGGAAGCCTCTCCGGTCTCCGGGTCTTCAGAAACAAGGGACATCCCTATTTCCTTCACCTTCTCTTTGGATATGGTCGGTTCGGGGGTCGGCTCGATCTCCCAGTTTTTATCTGTCTCCGGGAAGAGCATCTCGTGCAGCCGTGAAAGAACTGTGTTCAATTTTGAACGAGTCAGCTTGGGATACACCTTTGAGTTGTTCGGCTCTATCCTGACATCAGGGTCATACAGCCCCTTTATCTGTCTGAGGGACTCCAGCCACTCCAACTCTTTCGGCCTTCGATAGGCTTTGTTGAGGCTGAATTGCCCCCTTAATCTTCCGCCAAATGAGAGCATAACCTCATCGTTCCGTTTGCTTTTATCAAAAGCTGTTTCAATAGCGTCCATATTCTTTGCTCCTTCTTGGTTATGCCCTCAACTATTTTATAATACGTTCGTTCCTTCGACTCCCCTTATCTCGCGTTCTTTCGTCCGGTGATTCAGCCAGTGCATAGCTTCCTGTATTTTTGTGATCGCCAGCGCGTTCTCCCTGCACTTATAGAGGCCAGCCTGAAATGATTCAAGCCGATCTATAACAATTGCAAGTAAATCTTCTTGATGGCATCCATTGACTCCAAATTCCTTTACCGGGCCATTCTGAAAGACAACATGCCCAAACCCTCCTGCCGAAGAAACAAGGAGGCTGTCTTTCTGGATAATACAATACTGGTGGCAAGCGCCTCCCTGACCGGGCTCATCGGTAGCGAATACTTTTGTATAACGTGTGGTTCCAATTTTTAGTTCCCTCATAGCTGCTCTCCTTTTTAGTAAGCGGCGAGACTGCTCGCTGGTCTGTATTCCTTTTGTTTTAATTGAGCAAGAAATGCTTTCTTCTGTTTATCATACGATTCTGCCTCGGAAACGTATAGGCAAAGATACTGCAACGCGTCTGAAACATGGGATGCGAAGTTCTTCACCGGGGTTGGCTTATACTCTTCCCCTGAGCCCTTGGGGTCTTTATCGTAATGATAGGCTCCATTCATTGCTTTCCTCAACCAGTGGACTTCTGGAGATAGAATAAACCCCGGCTCTCCGTAGCTCATCTTATTCAAAAACTGTTCTACCGCCCCAACCCTTGGTACTATTGCGTTTGTAGGGGCAGAGATAATATTGCTCAGTCCAATCTCAGGAGAATGAAGTATATCAAAGCAAGTACTCTCGTCAGTGGGAGAACGGGATATGCCCGATGGGTCTCCGTATCCCATCACGTTCATGCCAAAGTACTTCTGCCTTAACAATGGAAGTACTTGGTTTTCACAGAACTGTCTCAAACCCATTCCGTCAGATACAAGTTCGTAGAGTATTCTTAACTGACCGACAGGAGATATCTGCCCGAATACCACTGTGGGCTGCAACCCGAAGTCCCATCCCGATATCAATGGTATGCCCTTCAGGATTTCCAGAGTGTGTGGGGCAACGTGGATGTTGTCCCGGTATGACGCAAAGACCGGTTTCCCCGATACGAGATATCCATACTGACCATGAATATAAATCCGGATATACATCTCATCTTTCCCGCGGGCGAGATTCTTGTAATAATTTCTCGGCAGGTGCTTTGTGTTCTCCGCATGAACCGAAAGGCCAGAGGGCTGCTTGAATATCCTCCATCCTTCAGGGCGGAGCTTCTCGAACATCTTATACAGGTATGAATCTTCGTCCGGCGGGTTGGTGTCCATTATAATTCCAAGCCAAGAGGGGCCTCCGTCTCTCGCAGAGGGATAGCGACCGATACGGGCGTCCATTGCCTCGATAATCGTCTTGGGTATCTCTCGGACTTCGTTGAACCATGCTCCGGTAACTTCAAGAGACAAAAGGTTGGACACTTGGTCTGGCCGGTCGAGCGCCCTGAATAAGACTTCGAGTTGGACTCCGGGGAATTTGGTGATAAAATAAGAATGGTCAGTCACACGCCACTCCCCGAAAATCCTTGGAGGGAACCAGTCATGGAATGTTTTTATAGTAGTATCAAGCAGTTGCCTGTATGAGTTTCGGACGACAACCCAACGAGAGCGCCGTATCCCGTCGGCAGACGGTCTCTGCTCATGGGCTCTGCGTATGATTTCCATGACACATCCGCTCGACTTGCCCGAACCGAATGGCCCCATGGCACAACGAATCCTGTCATTACTCAAGGCAAATTTCTTGAGCGTTGGTACATCGCCGTAATCATAAAGCACCTTATAGGCTTCACTCAATAATAGACTCCTTTACGAGTTACCGACAATCCCCGGAATGCTGGTCGTCTTTGTTTCCGGCTGGGGGTGGGTCACCCTGTAATACAGTTCTTGAAGATTCTTATCTTCCTCCGGTATCTCGTACATGAATGCGAACTCGCTGAGAGTTATCATTCCCGGAGTTCCCGGCAACGGACTCAACTGAATCTTCCGGCCATCCTCAATAACTGCAAACACGCGCGGGTCTTTCAGCATTGTTTTTCCATAAAGCTTCCCCATTATAAAGAGTCCGCCCACACATACCATCGTTACTACGCCCTCATCTTTCATAATACCCTCTCCTTTTTTTTAAGCGTTAAATACTATCCAGCCAAAGCGTGAACAATGGCTCTGAAAATATAATCCTTTGCCTGTTGTTCTTTTGGAAGAACAGAAAAAGGGACAAGACACGGATGCTCTTTTGCGTGGGGTTTCTTTTCTTTACCGTATATCCATCCAGCCTCAACCTTTTCTTTCATCCATGAAACATGAGACGCCTCAGCCCCGGCTTCCGGATTTGAAATATGTAATTCAACTCCGTTCATAGCGCTGTCCTTCATCCAGCCTTCTGCGTCTTCCCACTTTGGCTGGCTATAGTCCCCCAACGCCTGACAATACGCCCTGTTCACCTCGTGACAAACCCTTGCAATTTCCTCTTTAGTCATACGCCCTCTCCTTTTTTAATAGTTCATTCAGCCATATTACAAGGCTCTAAATGGATGCACTGCGTCCGGTTTGATATCCAACTCGCAAGCCCAACCATTCGCCTGCCCTCACACTCCAGTCGGAGATTAGTATGAATCTCGCCCGTAAAGTAGTCCGTCTTTTCGAGGACGCTGGACGGATAGAGCACCTCATACTCTGCTCCCTCGATGTCCATCTTCATCAGTCTGCAACGGTCAATGCGTAAGATATCAAAGACCTGATCCAATGGGAAGGCCGGTACTTCGACCTCGTAGTGATGTTCCGGATTAAATGTGCACTTGCTGGTGCTCCCCCCGGAGAAGTCTTTCGACACGATGAATTTCACCGCCTTCTGCCCCGGCGCTGAAACACAATAAGGGAAGACCTCAACGTTCAGGGTGGAGTTTAAAACTATGTTCTTGCTTAAGGTGGCTACGGTCTTTGGGATGGGCTCGATAGCTATGACGCGGGTCTTCGGGAAAAGCTTGGCGATCATGATAGAAAAGAAGCCTTCGTTAGCACCGACATCAACAATAACGTCCCCGTCCCGGAACTCGATTCCT